TTTTGTTTTGGGCCTTTTGGGCTTGCGTTTGTTCGCTGTATGTCTTTCAGCGAGTTTGGGTGTTGAGACCGTAGTCCTTCTGCAGTATTTTGGTTATTGCTTCACACTCAATGGTGGTTTCGAGGACGGCGTACTTGGCGAGCTCGTTCATCTCGTCTTGTTCCATGCCAGTCAACTCGTATCTCGCGAGGTACTCGTCGTCGTCCACACTCCAGTGTTCGGTGGATGCGGCTACGGTGTGCGGGATCTCCGTGTCGATGAATCGAGCCATGTCGGAGTCCACGATCGCCCCTTCGAAGTGGGACTTGAGCGTGTTGATGAAGGTGAAGTGTTGGGTCGGGTACGTCCCGTGGAGGAAACCTTTCATGAACGATCGTCCGCGCGCGCGGAGGCATCCACGACCGGGGAGGTCGCGTTTGCACGATCCCATGGAGCGGAGGAGCACACCGAGGTTCTTCATTGGGCGCAACCGTCCGCTTGTGTCGTAGACGGGGCTGTGTTTGAGGAACTGAAGGGAGTGATAGGTGTTGCACTCTTCGGAAGGGTCGGTTCCGGTGACGACGTATCCAGCGGTTTTCGCTGCGGCGGAGATGTCTTCCGGCGCCTTGATGTCGCGTGTGGCGATAGCGAGGAAGATGAGCACGTTTGCGAGGCAGTTGATTATTGTTGTCAACGTGGAACCGGAGTACAGGGTGGGTTCATTGGGCTGGAGGTGTACCTGCCGGTTGGCATCGTTGACGTCAAGGACCCGGATGGGTAGTGTGCACTGCTCGATGAGTTTGTCCACGTCGTCGCGGGCGGATGCAGGACACAGGTCGCGCAGGCGGTGGAAAAGCTGGCCGGTGTGGGAGGTGTCGCAACTGGCGATGTCCAGGTTGAACATGCGAACTACCCCGTCAATCCGTACGGAGAGACAGGAATCGTCTGAGTACAGTGCGAAGTACCCACGTCCTGGCGGGTCGATCAGCTTCTGGAACACCCGGGTGAGGGTCTCCGGCCGCGGGTCGATGATGACGTCGCACTCCATCCCATTGCACTCGATGGCGGTGTCGCCCATCGCGTGCTTGATGATCTCGGTCAGGTAGAAACCTTGCAACGAGGCGGCGACACCGAGGTCCCCGATCATGCGTGGGAACTTGCCGATCTTGCCGATTTCTTCCTTCTTCATCTTGTAGAGTACACTCTTCAAGAAGAGGCGTTCCTGGATTTCACCACTGGATTCGAGATCTGTCCGGCACGCGACGCGGAGGCGCATCTTCGGATGGGGTCGGTGGGCGTGGTTCTTTATGCTCTCCGGCACATCTTCGTAGTCCTCAAAGTGTTCGTGAGTCAGCCACTGGTCGAGGATGGTTTTGACATCGTCCCGGTTGATGAATTCGCGCTGGTTGGTGCGGAACTCGTTCTCGATCTCACGGGCCTTGGTGCCCGGTGGGTCGGTGGGGTTGTCGTTCTCGGCGGCTGGACTACGAACACAAGTGAGTCTACGCATGGCCAAACGTACACACGGGTTGCAGTTACAGTACGTCACGCCGGTGTGGGGGACGCTCGGCCCGACGACTGTGCGGTAAAAACCGTCGGGGGACTCCTCGGGCCTCACTTTTTCCTGCTCCTCGTGGGGGAAGACGATTTCGTTGTCCACCCAGAACTCTTGACCGCGCGTGCAGTCAAAACGCCCTGAGTATACAAACGCTCTCTTCTCCTCCTTCACCTTCTCGAGCTGGCATGCTTCGGTGCCTACTCTGAAGATGGGCTTCCGCGTGCACCCGGGTGCGGTTGCCCAGCGCGGTGAAAATCCGGCGCCTTCTGGTTGTCGATGATGAGCGTGGAGAGACTCATGTTGAGTTTGATGAAATGATTGTGGATGTAGGTGATGGTGTCACGGTAGACCAGCATGTTTGAAGAGATGAGCTCCTTAACGCCACGGAAGTTTGACAGCTCCCGCACGATTCGGTTCAACGGCGCGATGAGCACCTTCCCCTCGCGGTCGACGAACTGGGTGCCTGCGAACACGCGGGCGGCGATGCAGTGACGATAGACCTCCACGCAAACGGTGGCTTCACGTTGATGGGTGTAGCCGAGCCGTTGGAAGACGTCCTCGTCTTGAGCTTGCAAGTCTGCTCCGCTGGCGACCAAGTTGTTCTTCCAGAAAAGCGATGTGGTGGTGACGGCGGCTCCGCGGCTCGCGACACGCGAGGAGAGGGCGTCGGCACGTGCTGGTGTGCCGTGGAACTGGGTCTGGCTCGCCCCAAAGTGTCGGACGAACCAGGCGATTAGCCCGGAAGTTTTCTTCTCAGCCGCGGTGTCTGGCCGGTGGAAGATGGTCCGGTTCTCGAGGGTGAAGGTG